CGCCCGCGGCCAGGGATGGGCCAAGGATGACTGCGGGCGCTCCTCGCTGGAAACGCTTCTCGAATACGCCTCGTGCCGCGGCGTGGCGCTCCGGGTCGATCGCGAACGGAGCGTGATTTCCGGGGTCAAGATTCTTGGCCTGGAAAGCGCCAATGGGCGGAGCTACTCGCCGCGGGCCTTGGCGGACGCGCGGAGCCTATACGAAGGGCGCCCCGTAAACATTGACCACGTCGATGGACCGCGGCGGAGCTACCGCGACCGCATCGGCCGCCTGACGGCGGTCGCCTTGCGGGCCGACGGCCTCTACGGGGACCTGGTCGTCAATCCGAAGCACCCGCTGGCCGAACAGTTGCTTTGGGACGCCGAGCACGCCCCGGAGAACGTCGGCCTGTCGCACGACGCGCGGGGGCGGACCGCCGTCCGCGACGGCCGGGTGATCGTCGAGGCGATCGAGTCCGTGCGGAGCGTGGACCTGGTCGCCGAACCTGCGACGACCAAGGGGCTGTTCGAGAGCGCCGACGCGGCGACGCTCGATCCGCCATCCGACCCGCCCGCGGATCCGCCCACCGATCCTCCCGCAGACGCGGACGAGTCCGACGTGGACGATCCCGACAGCCTGCCGGATGAGGCGTTCGCGCTTGTCCTCCCTGGCGGCGTCCGCTGGCGCGACAAGACCTTTCCGTTGCACAAGCGCTACTTCCCGATCCACTCCGCGGCGGCTGTCCGCCGCAGCCTGACGCGGATCGCGGCGAACCAGAAACTATCGGCGGCCCACCGCGAGGCGGCCCTCCAGCGGGCCAAGGAAGCGGCCCGCCGCTTCGGCATTGATCCAGCCAATTTCGTCAAGGAGGCCCATATGGCAAACACCGACGACCTGAGCCAGCTCACGCTGGCCCAACTCAAAGAAGCGCGGCCCGACCTCGTGGCCCAGCTGCAAGCCTCGACGGAGCTCGAGCAGCGGATCGCCGCGCTGACGCAAGAGCGCGACCAGCTCGCCGCGGAACTCTCCCGCTTCCGCCGCCGCGAGCAACTCCAGCGGGAATTGACGGAGGCCCAGTTGGATTGGGATCAAATCCCGAAGTCCATCCAGGAGACGCTCTTGGAGGCCGACGACGCGCGGCGCAAGGCGCTGGTGGGCGATTTGCGTGCGCTTCAGGCTTCGCGGTCTCCGTCGCCTCGTTCGGCCCGCCCCGCGCCTTTGCCCGCGACGTTCGAGGAACGCACCCAATCCTGGATCGCCTGACACGGAGGTAACCCATGTCCAATACCATGCGACTCGTCCGCGGCGACCCGCGGATCATCAGATTGCCGAAGTTCGCCGATGACGCGATCGAAATGGGCGACTTGCTCTTCTGGGACGACGCGAACGGAGCGGCCAGGCCAGCCGAACAGGTCTCCGGCGAAAACTATGCCGCCAAGCAGACGGCATTCGCCGCCGCCTTCATTGGCGTGGCCATGGTCGCGGCGGAGGCCGGCGCCGGAGGCGAGATTCCTGTCGCCACGAGCGGCGACTATCTCTATCCCGCGCCGAGCGGCGCGAACACCGCCTACGACGTGGCGAGCATGGTCGCCATTGGCAACGGAACGGCGGTCCAGGACCAGGGCGTCGTCAAAACGAACACCGTCGCGAATTCCATTGGCCGCGTCATCGCACCGAAGAGCACGGCCCAGGCGTTTGCGCTGGTCCGAATCGCCTCGCAACTCAACCACACCTAAGCAAGGAGGCCACCCGTGATCCGTGCAAAGGAGCTGTTCAAGTCGTTTCGAGCTGACCCAGGTCGCACCCTGGCCGACCTCCGCGAGGCGTTCCAACGACGCCTGGAGGGAAAACCTGGGGGGATCTCCCCGCGGGAGTTCAGCCTCCGCGGCCTGGCCGAGCAATTCATCGTCGACGACCACGGCGAGCCGATCGGGGGCGAAGGCCTGGAGGCGTTCGCCGCCGGCCGCCTGTTGGAATCAGGCGCCATCAGCACCTCGGCCTTCGCCGCGATCACCCAGCGGATCGTCAACGCGGCCGTGCTCGAGGGCTACAATCTGCCCGATCTGGTCCTCAGCCGCGCGGTCCCCGTGGTCACCGGCCGCACGGCCACCGCGCGGCTGCTGGCGATGACCGCTCCCCTGGCCCAAAACAAGAGCTTGGCCGTCGCCGAGGGCCAGGAGAAACCGATCGTCGGCGTCTACGCGGAATACGTCCGCACGCCGCAAGCCGTGAAGAAGGCGGCCCGGGTGCCGATCACCCGCGAGGCGGTGCTCGCCGACGACACGGGCGGCGTCTTGGAGGCAGCCCGCGGCGTGGGCGAACTGATCGCCCTGGAGAAAGAATCACTTCTCGTCGATTACCTTTGCGGTCTGGTGCCCAATTGCGTGATCGAGAAGCGGGTCACGGATAGCGCCGAGGTCGCCTCGGACATGTTCCTCGCCTCGGGGCGCTGGGTCAACACGCAGACCAACGCCCTGGCGGACTGGACCGACATCGACGACGCCGAGAACCTCTTGTTGAGCAACACAATCCCGGGGACGGGGCAGCCGCCGCTTCTAGTCCAGCGGTTTTTGCTGGTCCCGAGCCAATTGCGGACCGCGGCCTTCCGCATCCTCAACGCCACCGAGACCCGCAGCGGGACGAGCAACGTGGTCGCCTCGGCCAATCCCTTGGCGCCGTTGGGCGTCACGCTGGTGGCCTCGCCGCTGGTCTATTCCCGGCAGGTCGCCGCCGGCAAGGCCGAGGCCACGGCTAAGGGGACGTGGTTCTACGGCGATTTGTCGCGGGCCTGCCGCTATTACCAACTCTGGCCGCTGGAAGTCACCGAGGAAACGAACCCCGGGGCGAGGATCAGCCACGACGTGATCGTGGAGTTCTCGGCGAGCGAGAATGGGACACCAGTGATCACGGAACCGCGAATGTGGATTCGCAATTTACCCACCTGATGGCCTGATGGAGTGACACGACCATGGACCTGATTTCGCAAATCCGGCAATTGCTGCAGAAGATCCGCGACGCCGCCGCTGACGGCAAGATCACCATCCGCGAGGCGGTGGCGATCGCGATCGCCCTGGGCGACCTCTTGCGAGTGATCGGGGAGCTGATCCCCGGGGCGGCCCACGACGCGGAAGCCGCGGCGAAAACGACCGAGGATCCGCAATAGGAGGGCGACGATGGCGACGCGCAAAACAGCCTTGGCCGCCCTGGCCTGCATTGCACTGGCGGGCATCGCCGTCCGCGCGATCGCCGCCGAGGCGCCATCGATCATCGGCCCCACGGATATCCAGCCGGGCGATCTTGCCGTGTTCCGCGTGATGCCGGCGACGAAGGGGACGTGGAAGGTCTGGCCCAAGGAGGCCGAGTCCCATGCCCTGCCGGTGCTGTTGCCAGAAGGTGGCACGGCGCTGGTTTTCGCCAGCCGCATTGCTCAAACGGTGGTGGTGGTCTTCGCCTATCCTGTGATGGAGGGAGAGACTGCCGCGGCACTCATGCACGAATGCCGCAATGGTTCGCCCAAGCCTGATCCTCCGAAGCCTGATCCGCCCAAGCCCGACCCTCCGAAGCCCGACCCTCCGAAGCCTGACCCGTCTGGGTTGACGAAGACGATCGTGTGGATCGAAGAGACGGCCGAACGGTCCGCTGGGCAGGCCGAGGCCATTGCTGATCCAGAATCGCGGCGGGCGATCGCCGCGGCCGGGTGGCGGTTGCGCATCATGGACAAGGACGTGCTGGACGAGCAAGGTCGGCGACCAGCGGAATGGACGGCGATCATCGACGCGGCGGTCGCGAGGGGATTGCCGATCGTATTGGTCGCCGACGCCAACGGCAAAACCACTTGGTACCGCGCACCAGAAGGCGCGGCGCAGATGCGGGCCTTGCTGGCCGAAATCGGAATCCGCGCGACAGTCCCAGCGGCGGGGACGCTTTGGCCGACGCCGCGGCGGACGTGCCCGCCCGGCGGCTGCTATTAGGAGCCAAGCATGGAAGTGATCGAAATCCAAGGCGTGGCGCGTCCTTTGGGCTGTCTGCCTCGCGTGGCCTCGCCGGGGGCGGTCTATCCGGTCTTCGGTGAGCGTCCCGGCGGGCGGGTGATCCCCCGCGCCGAGTGGCGACCGACCGACTTCCGCCACCTGGTCGCCAAAATCCTCGACCAGGACGGTCAGGGGGCCTGCAACGCCTTCGCCTCGGTCCAGGCGCTGATGGTGCTGCGGGCCATGGCCGGGCTGCCGTATGTTGAGTTGTCGGCGGGGAATCTGTACGGGCGAATCAACGGCGGACGCGACCAGGGGTCGACGCTCGCCGACGCGATCCAGAAGCTGGAGGCCGAGGGCGTCTGCAAGGCCGCGACGGTGCCGCACCTGGCGTGGCGTCCGGCGACGTGGCCATCCGGGTGGCGCGAGGAGGCCAAGCGTTTTCGCGTGCTGGAGGCATGGGATTGCCCCACGTTCGACCACTTGGCGTCGGCGATCCAACTGGGCTTCGCCGTGAACCTCGGCGTGCTTGTCGGCTCGAATTTCGAGCCTGGCCCGGACGGCTGGGTTCCCCCGCGGCGAGGCGGAGGCGGCGGACACGCCATGTGCGGCGTCGGACTCCTGCGGCACCCGCAATCGGGTCGATGGGGCATCCTCGTGGCCAACAGTTGGGGCAAGGCCTGGGGTCTCGGTGGGTACGGCGTGCTCGACGAATCGTATTTCGGCGGCGCTTGGACCGACGGATGGGCCCTGCGCGGGGCGGTGGACCCCACGGGGCCGGAGTGACGAGACGCCACGAAAGACCACCAAAAGCCACCAAAAGCCACGAAAGCCAGCAAGGATTCACGGATGAGCGACGAGCGGATGGACCGCATCGAGCAAAAGCTGGACCACATCCAGACCGTGCTAGGCGAGTTCGTCGCCCGATGTCCGATGCATGATCGGCGCATCCAGCGCGTGGAGGCCGCGATCTGGGGCAACGGGTCCACGGGTCTTGCGGTAAAGGTCCAAGCGATCGTCTGGGCGATCTCCGGGCTGGCGGGCCTGCTCGGGCTGGTGGCGGCCCGCACGATCAGCGTTTGGGTCTCGGGGTGAACCATGGTGCATATCGACAGGCTCAAAGACCTCCGCGACGAATACTTGACCAGGCTGGAATCGAAGCAGGTGGTCCAGGGGATGAGTTGGCCGCAGTCGGAGGAGTTCTTGCGGCGGGCGATCGTCGATCTGTGCGAGTTGATCGCGCAGGAAGAGGCCCGCGCCGCGGCGTCCGCGGCGGATGATGTCGAGTGGGTCAGTCAGGCGGTGACGTGATGGGCGCGGAAATCCGGTTCCATGGCGATCGGACGTTGGCGGCCATGAATCGCCGCCTGCAAGCGGCAGTGCTCCGTTCGACGATGCTGGTCCATACCCAAGCCAGGCTGCTGTGCTCTCGGCCGGCGCGTCGCGTTCGCCGTCGGCGAACGCGGACCACCTCGGCGGGTCCCAAGGGTTCGCAATACACGGAGTTTGTCTCCTCGTTGCCAGGCGCGTCGCCGGCCCTGCGCACTGGATTTGGCCGATCGAACGTAAGCTTTGAAATCCGATCCGGCGGCTTGGAGGGCCGCGTCGGGGTGAACCGGGACGGACGTTATATGGCGTATTTGGAGCTAGGGACGCGGCGGATCGCCGCGCGCCCCTGGCTCAAACCAGCATTGGACGCGGCGCGGGATACCGTGATCGGGATGATCCGCGAAGCAGCGAGGCCGCGATGACGGTTTTGGAGTCGCTCAAACAGCTCTGGGGATCGACCGAGGCGCTGACGGCCCTCGTGCCGGCGGATCGGGTGCTGATCGGCCCGCCAATGCCAGGTCTTCGGACTCCGGCCGTCGCCCTGGAAAGTTACGAATCGCTGAAGGGGGATCGCGCCTCGATCGGCAGCCTGGCGGTCGTCCGCGCGAGGCTGCTGGCCGAGGCCGACGAGGCAGCGACGTTGGAAGCCATCGCGGACTGCGTGGTTGCGCACCTGGTCCCGTGGTCCAGCGATCGGTACGCCGCGATGGCGATCCGCGATTGGACTGCTCGGATCGGACGCGATCCGGATAGCGCGAGCGAACACTGGTTGCTGGAGATGACCGTCGAATTTCTGTGCGAACGTTAGGAGCCATTAGGAGGAGAATCCATGGCCTATATTTCCGGCACTTCCGGCAAGGTCAAGATTGGAACCACGGAATACCCCGTGACGAACTGGCAACTGAAGCTCGCCAGCAACGTGGCCAGCTTTGGCGACTCGTCGAGCGGTGGCTGGAAGCACGCGGTGCCCGGAACGAAGGAGGCCTCCGGCGAGTTCAGCGGCAAAGTCACCGATAGTGGCACGGTGCCCACGCCAGGCCAATCCGGCACGTTCACGCTCATTCTCGACGCGACGCGTTCCTATAGCGGCAGCGCAATCATCAGCGAGGTCTCGCTCGAGACGAACATCGATACCGGCGAGGCGATCAGCTACAAGGCATCCTTTGTAGGCAATGGCGAATGGAGCGCTGGCTCATGAGCGGCAGCCTGACCGAGACGCTCGCCAGGCGCGAGCAAAACATCACGATTGGCAATCGCGAATGGCGGCTGGCCGTGCCGCGGCTCCGTTCGGTGCTCCGCTTGGAAGCCGAGTTGCGGCGGTGGAAAGCGGACCCGATCGGCGTCGCCGCCGCGCACGCCGCGGAGGTCCCGCCGGAGCAGCGGGAGACCTACTGGCGCGAGGCCTTCGCCGCGAACCGCGCGGGTGGTCCCGCCGCGCCGATCGACAAACTCATTGATGGGCTGCCGCTACCGATGCAACTGGCCGCGGCGGCGTGGCTATATCTCCAAGAGCACCACGCGGCCGAGGTGGCCACGATCGACGACGCCGTAGCGTGGGTCGACGCGGTCATTTCTGATGACGCCGTGGAAATGTTCAACGCGGCCCTGGCGTCGTTGGCCGGACCAGCGGCCGGGACGCCGGTAAAAAAAGGGGCGCCGACCGAGAATCCATCGTCTGGGAAGATCTGTTCCGCCTCTGCGCCGTCCGCTTCGGATGGCCGCCGGATGTAGTCCTCGATCTGCGAGCCGAAGAAGCCGCGATGCTCTTGGGCGTCAATCACACGCCACAGGGGCGGACGATATGGATGTCCTGGGAGGCTTGGAGTCGATGCTATGGGAGTGGTCGGTGAGGCCTATGTCCGCTTGGGCGTCCAGGGACTGGAAGGGGTCCGCTCCGCCTTGGCCTCGGTCCGCTCCAGCTTGCAGTCGCTCGCCGCGGCTGCCACGGCCCCCCTTCGCGGCCTGAGTTCCATGCTTGGCGGGTTGGCCAGCCCGGCGGGATTGGCGTCGGCCGCCATTGGCTACCTCGGCGTTCATGGAGCGAGCAGCCTCTTCCAACTCGCCGCGGCCGCCGAATCGCTCGGGACCCAGTTTCGCGTGCTCTTGGGCTCAACCGAGGCCGCCGAGACGATGCTCCAACAAATCAACAAGTTCGCGGCCGAGACGCCATTTGAACAGGCCGAATTGGGACAGGTCGCCAAGCAGCTTTTGGCGGCTGGCTTCGCCTCCGGGGAAGTCATCGACCGGATGCGCCAGTTGGGCGACATCGCCGCCATGAGCGGCGCGCGGCTGGAAGACCTGGCGGCGATGTACGGCAAGGTCCGCGGCCATGGCAAACTGACCGCGGAGACGCTCGAAGGCTTCGCCACGCGGGGCATCCCGCTCGTGGCGGCCCTGGCCAGGCAGTTCGGCGTCTCCGAGCAGCGTATCCGCGAGATGGTCTCACAAGGGGGGATCGGCTTCGAGGCCGTCCAGCAAGCCATCGCCGCGATGACCAGCGAGGGCGGTCAATTCGCGGGCGGCATGAAGGCCTTGTCGCAAACCACCGCGGGCCTATGGAGCACGGTGGTCGGGAACGCAAAGACAGCGCTTGGCCAGATCGGGGCGGCGATCATCGAGGCATTCGACGTCAAGTCGGCCCTGGCGGGCCTGGGTGATTGGCTTGGGGGCTTCTGGGAGCGGGCCGCGGCCCCCATGGCCGCCATGCTCTCGACGGCGCGGTCGCTGGTGGCGCCGCTCACGGAAATCCTGCGAGGCGGGCTTGGCGCGGCGGCCGCGTTTCTGGAGGGCCTCTGGGCCAATCTCGGCGGGGTGGCGCAACAATCGCTCGCCGGCATGGCGGCCACGGCCGAGACGCTCGCGGAAAATATCCGCGCGGCCTTCACCGCCGTCGGCGAATGGTTCCGGGACTTCTGGGCCACCTGGGGCGGGGCGTTTTCGGCCGCCATGGACCTGGGCCGGTCCCTGTTCCAGGCCCTGGTCGCCGCCGTTCAATCGGCCGCGGAGACGATCCGAGGATGGCTCCAGCCCCTGGTGGATTGGATCGGTTCGCTGTGGGGCGACCTGGGCGGCCAATGGGCCAGCGGGGTCGAGGAATGGATTCGCGGCGTCCAATTCTTCGTCGAGAACTTCACCACCTACCTGGCCCTCGGTTGGGAACACTTCCTCCTCTTCTGTGCTAACATTCCGGCGCGATTCCGCGCCGCGGTGGACAATCTGGGCGCCCTGGTCCGTTGGTTCCTCGACAACTGGAAAGACATTTTCACCACGATCTGGAACTTCACGAAGACCGTCTTTTCCAACCTCGTGAGCAACCTGAAGGGGCTCTGGAGCGCTTTGCTGGGGTTCATCCGCGGCCGGGGCTTCAATTTCGACTGGACTCCGATGCTCCAAGGCTTTGAGAGCACGGTGAAACAGATGCCCGAGTTCGTGGAGGCGGAACTCCAGAAGACGACCCCGGCAATCGACGCACTGCAACGCGAATTGGAGCGGCGGGCAGCGGCTTTTGCGGCGCGCCAGCGCGAAGAAAAATCACGACAGCCAGCCGCCCAGCCTGGCCCCGCGGCTCCGTCCGCTGGCCCGGGCCCCGGCACGTCGCCGCCGGGCACGGGGCCCGGCTCGCCGCCACCGGGCGAGAAGGCCCCGGCCAAGGCCGCCGAGGTCCGATTCGTCGGCCTGGAAGAGCAATACAAGAGCCTGGCCGCGGCGGCCGCCGGCAAGAAAGACGACGAGGTGGCGGAGAACACCAAGCGGGCGGCCGAAAGCAGCGAACGATCGGCCGATTATCTCCGCCAGATCGCAGCGCAACGGTCACTCACGCCGGGCACTACAGCCGTGGCCGTTCCGCCGCCGGAGGTCTTGGCCCCGTCGCGCGTGGCCGTTCCGCCGCCGGAGGTCTTGGCCCCGTCGCGCGTGGCCGTTCCGCCGCCGGAGGTCTTGGCCCCGTCGCGCGTGGCCGTTCCGCCGCCGGAGGTCTTGGCCCCGTCGCGCGTGGCCGTCCCGCCAGGTCCCTTGGAAGACAAGGTCGCTGCGAATACGGCCGAGACGGTCGTCGTGCTCAAGCAGATGTTGCGGTTATGGCAATCCGGGAACGTCCCGGCGAGTGCCAGCGTCGCGGTATTGGGGTGAGTGAGCAATGTATAGCGTCGCCACGGCCGAATTGCCCGGGTCGCCGGTCGAAACATGGGGAAAGGACGGCAGTTTTCGCGCCACGGTCGTCCGCGTGTGTCCGTGGGCGTCGCGCAATACCCTGGCTGCCGAAATCTACGGCGAGGTGTATCCACGGATCACGGGAACCATGGCCCGGGCCACAAATATTACGATCCAGCCATATCCAGACAATCCGGACATCCGCGGCCTGATCGGCGATTTGCAGCACGCCGATTATGATCTGGCGAAACTGACGATCGAATACGAAACCACGGGACCCGACGTAAAAGACGGCGATTGGTTCACCGAGAGCATTGAGCCGACCGTGGAATTCGTCACTCTTGACCCAGCGGACTTTCGTTGGAGCGAGAGCCAATTGGAGTTGTCCGACAACGAGGCCCCGGGAATGCAGGTACGCGGCCTAGAGTACAAATTGACCCGCTACAAACTCTCCGCGGTGCCAATGGCAGTCAAATCGCTCGTCGGCTGCGTCAATAACGCGCAGGTGTCGTGCCGACGCCTGGGATTAACCTTCTCCGCGGAGGAACTGCTCTATCATCCGCCAGTGATCGAAACCAAGGCCAAGATGAACGGTTCATACGAAATGACGCTGGCCATGCGGTTCACCTACAAGCCTGGCGGTTGGAACACATTTTGGTCGCGGCGGTCGCAACGGTGGGAACGCCTGCAAGTGCGCGCCGACGGCGGGTCATGGGTGAATTACTACCAGTACCCGTTGGGAGATTTCTCGCCGCTATTTGGATAGGGACAAGCAATGCGCATCACGACAGGCGTCCACGACTTCCGCTTGCCCGGGATCGACGATAGCCGCGTGTGGCGCGGCGTCTCGCGGGCCTGCAAGCTGGAAGAGAAGTCGTATTCCAAGATCGCCAATATTACCTGGGCGTCCGCGAAGACGCCAATGCTGCTTTTCACCACCCATGTCGAAAAGGGCGTCTGGGCGCGGGCGTACCTGCGCGGCTGGCAACGTGGACGAAGTGCTGTTCAAGCTGGCATTCCACGAGATCGGCCATGTCGTCGCCTACACGACGCGTGAGGACATCGGCTATCCGCCAAAGGATTGGCTCATCAAGCGGCTGCAAAGCCATTACGGCAAGCCAAAGAGCAAGGCGGCAATGGGCGTGGTCGGCGAGCAAGAGCCAGTTGAAGTAGTGTTGCCTTTGGATGACTTGAAGTGGCTGGAGTGAAGGATATTGCAAATGACCGGCGAGCAATACCAGGTACTTACCGCTGAAATACGTGACGATCCACTGGGCCGCGGCTATGCCAACCTGTCTGCCCAGGAAGCCGCCGACAGCCTGAACGCACGCAACCGAACGCGAGTCGTGCCGCTTTCGTTCGTCAACGCGAAAACGCTCTACGCCCGGCTTGGCGCAGCAGTAGCCGAAATGATCATCCAGAAGCTTGAGGCCGGCGCGGCGTCGGATTCGCCATTGGCCCCAATTCTCAAGCGGGCTTGTCAGTGGATTCGGCCTAGCGAGCAAGGAATCGACGTTGGCAATCCAGTGACGCGGACCATGGTCGATGCGTTGACTGGCGGCTTGTTGACTGAGGACGAAGCGCGGTTGCTCAAGGGGCTGGCCGAGGAATCAGTTTCCCGTGCCGAGGAGCTTGGTTTGCCGTATGTCGGCGGGCATCACGTTGAGTACGCGAGGACGTTGTGATGGCTAGTTACGCAATTTACGAACGGCGCGGCACGCCGATCACGTGGATGAACACGGGCGGCGATAAGCTTCTGAATCTGAAAAACCTTGGATTCGGTGCCGGGCGGCTGGGCGCGTTCGTCGATCGTGGCGAAGGCGCGACGCCATGCGATTACGAGGTTCGGGTTTGGTGCGCTTGGCAAGCCAACCCGACGGCTGGCGAGGTGGCAAACGTCGCGGTCTGCCAATCCGACGGCACGCACACGGACGCTGGATTGACGTTTCACGCGAGCAATGACGCGGCCCTGAATCTATCGCAATTCAACGCGATTCCCGTTCAAGCCGGAGCGGTGATTGCGCACACGGCGGATACCGCCGAGAAAGGCTCAGTGTTTCGCGTTCGCGTGACGAGTCGCTACTTCGCGCCAGCACTTTACAACGCCAGTGCTGCAAAGAACCTAGCAGACAGCGACGGCGTTTCCGCGATCGTGATGACGCCAATCCATGCGGAGATCGTGAAACTGTGAGCCTGTACATTCCAACGATGGCTGAAATCATGCAGGTCGCGCAGAGTCGCGGCGCTGATAGCGACGCGCCGCACTTGTGGCGCGGTTTGGTCGGCGCTTGGCCGCTTCAGGAAGGTGGGGGCAATCGTATCTGGGACGTGAGCGGAAGTCGTAATCACGGTACACTTTACGGTAACGACATTGGTGCTGCATGGGGCCTCGCTTTCTTTGGTAGACACTTGCGTTGTAATGGTAACGATGTGTACGTCTTGGGAAATCCTGTTGGCAGCATTACGAAATCACGTGGCTGGAGTGTGTCTGCGTGGGTGCGGCAGAGATTTGTTGGCACTGGCGACAACCAGTACCCCCGCATCGTGAATAGTGTGGACAATCAGTTGAAATGGCTCATTGCTCTAGGCGATTCTAGTTTATGGGCTGCGTACAATGATGGCACGGAGTACAGGCGAGAAGGAGACGCCTTGACGCTAAACCAATGGCATCACGTTGTTGCCGTGTTTAGCGCAAATGGGATTGCTGGGGTTACGCTGTATATTAACGGGCGGCTGGTCACAACTGACAGAGACCCAGGACGGGTAAATTGGGCGAACACTGGCCTTTATTTTGGCCGTCGTGGCGATGGGCAGCAAAGGTTGAATGGAGATCTGTGTGACGTACTGATCTATGATTACACGTTGTCGCAGGCTGCAATTACAAGCCTTTACGCCGATCCATGGGCCATGTATCGCCTGCGCCACAAAATTCATCCCGCCATCGTCGCCGCCTTGCCGCCAACAGTAACCCAACGTCGCTCGCAATTGCTTGGCTCTGGATTGGGGGTGTAACGTGTATCCGAGAAACAGCTCATCACCGCCACGAATTGCAATCGGCCAGGTGCTCGACGAAGACGGCGCTATCCAGACAAGCGGCGTTTCCGTCAAGGTGATCCCGCAAGGCGGAAGCGAGACTGCGGGCCAAGGCACTGTCGGCTACTCGGCGGATGGCGTTGTGTTGTACACACCGACGCAAGCGGAAACCGACCACGAGGCGTTCGTAATGGTTGCGCGCAAGGACAACTGCTACGCGGCGTCGGTTACGGTGGTGACTTCGCCGCTGTCGATATCAGACGGCAAGGTCGCAGCGCGCTACGATTGGCAGGCCGACGTGACGAACAAGCCGACGATCGGCACGAGCACGCTGACGACGGGCGACGTGACGGCGGCCGTCGCCAGCGCAATCAGCGGCATGACCGGAAGCGGCGCGCGGACGGTAGTGATCGCCGTCCGGTCAGGCGAAACGCCGATTGATGGCGCGCGCGTGCGAGTGACGCGGGGCGCGGAAAGTTACCTTCAGACGACAAGCGCACAAGGTACTGCGACCTTCTATCTCGACGACGGGCCGTGGGCCATTGCGATCACGAAACCGCTTTACAGTTTCGGCGGGGCTTCGCTGCTTGTATCCGCCGACGCTACCGTCACCTATTCGCTTACGCCCGTGGCGATCCCGCCAAGCGAGCCGGGCCAGGTGACCGGGTACACCTACTGCTACGACGTGGATGGTTCGCCTGAAAAGGATGTAACCGTGCACTTACGCATGACATCGCCACCTCCGGGCGTCGGAGCGTTCGACGGTAGCGTGTACCAGCGGACGAGCGACGCGGCTGGCCTCGTCGTGTTTCCCGGCCTGTTTTCCGGCGCCACATATCGCATTTGGCGCGGGCAGCGCGGCGCGATTCTTGTGACGATTCCGTCTGGTGTAGCGACTTATGCGCTGCCGGCGTTCGTGGGATGGTGATTATGGCGCGAGACAGGCTTCCCATCTTCCGCCCTGGCGATCCACTCAAGGCCGACGACCTCAACGCCATCGTCGCCAACGTCGTGACCCGCATCCACGGTCCCAATGTTTACATCGACAGCACCGGCGTATACCTCCGCCCACCGCCGCGGAAGGCCGCCCAAGAGGAACAGACGAGCCACTCCACCCCGCTGTTCATCATCGTGTCCGCCAAACATGCGTTTAGCCAGTTGGACAACACGTTTCAGGGCGATGTGATCTGGAGGCCGACGGGGACGCTTGACCCGGACCCACAGAACGCCGGGTTAACGATCGACAACTTCGCGAACCTGTTCTTTGGCGAGATCGGGTCCATCTGGTTCTGCGTCCGCCAATCGCCGGAAGACCGTTACATGGCGATCCAAGGTTCCTGCCCGCAGTTGCTAAGCACATGAAGCTGCGCGTCAAACTGCTCACGCCGCGATGCGACGGGCTGAATTCCGGCCTGCCTGACGGGTTGATTCTGCGCACCACGGGGGAGTACAACGGCAAGCCGTATTTCGCCAAGGACGGCGGCGGCCCTCCGTTTCTATGGTGGTCGGGGGACGGGCTGCCGCTCCGCAACCCAACTCCTCCGGGCGTCTACTATTGCGTCACTGATGACGGAAGCCAAGGATTTGATTTTGCGGGCCTCTACGCGCCAGACCCCAACGTAACCCCCAACCCGCCCGACGAATACACATGCACGATCTACAAGCGGGTGGATGAGACGAGGCCGCAGGCGTGGCTTAGCGCGGTGACGCAATCTGGTCCATGTTCTGATAACCTGTGGCAGCTCGTTGGGTTCGGTTGGACCCAGATTACGCTCTTTTCCGAGGAGCGAGGGACCAACGGACTGCCCTATGTGGGACACTACGGCCCAGGACCACATGCCGACCCGCCGTGGGTCTATGCCCAGGTGATCGACGCCATCCCGGCGAACGCCTGGATTCTAAGCGAGCACCCGAACGCTGAGGCTTTGGACGCGGCATTCAATGGCCTTCCGTACACTCCATGGTTTGGGTTGCTCCCAGGCACGAGCCCGGTCGGAGAATACGAGGGCAGCCCGTACGGTTGCTGGAATTGCCGCTTCACGCTCGAACCATACCGCTATCCGTCGCCAGCCTGTTATCGAGTCCGGGGCCATAAGTATTTCCAGCCGTCGGTAGATTTGTCCGGGGACTATCGCCTTGGCGATCCTCCGGAGTACTATCCCGAGGCCGACGACAACGACTATCCGGTGTATCGTCATGGCAATAACGCGATCTATCGGCACGACGGATATTGGTGGATTGGGCCTGCCGTTGGCGAGGCTGAAGGCTATCGCACTGACAATCCCACGGCAAGCCGGACTCCATCAACTGGCGTCTATCGCGCCGGTTCTGAACATTACGGTGGTGCGCATCGCGTGGAGTTGTGTGCCAATACGGCATGGTGGCCGTGGTGTTGTCGCCCATGCCCGCCGGCAATAGTCACGCGCAGTTGTGTAGCAATCTGTCTCACACCTGTCAGCAAGATGATTTCCAAAATGCGTGTAAATGTGCCCTCGGTGCCGCTGTCCCCAGCCGTGATGACGATGAACAGCCCGAAGTTGTTTGCTGGTTATCCGTATTATGGTTGTGGCGACACTGTGAGCTACGAACAAGGCAATGGGCAACAGACGCACGGATATAGTCTGACAGAGCTGTTTGTGCCGAACGGTGTAATAAGAGGCGTTCCTGTTCGCGGGTATTTGTTGGACGTAGCCGCTTGGGTGAATAGGGTTACAGTGGGCGATTTTGATTTTATCGTGATTCGGGATAGCTATTTCACCGCCAACATTCCAGAGCAGGAAGACAGCGAGTTTCGCTTCGACTCTATTGGGGGACAAGGGCCAGGGGTGTTCCGGGCTCGGGTGCAGAATGGAATTCCACGGCATTTAACGCCGGATGACATTGGTAAGAAGATGTGGTGGCAACCGTATTCCGGAACGCTTGACCCCATTCGATGCTTGGAGATAATAGGCGGGCCTGACACCGAGAACTACATGACTGTGAAGGCATCAACGCCAACCTTATATGTTCCTCCTGATCGCCCAGGATGGCGCTTCGCGCCAGATTACTTTACGCCGCTTGGCAGTCCGGCAGTGTTCACACTGCGAGACACGCGATATCTCATTTATGGCCCGCAAAGCGGCCAACCGTACGACCAAAACAATCCACTTCCCGGCGGAATTACTGAGGCCGAGGTGATTGGAGCCTTTGAGCGCGTGGCACCATTTCCGCCCCCAACAGCCGCAATCGGAGAGGCGGTAGAAGTTGTTGTAGTGAACGTCCCGGATATTGAATGACCGCGATCAACCTGCTCCGTACAGCCTACCGCCTTCGCCGCGAGGAGACGCTGCGCACTGGAACCGACCCTGGCAACGAGTGGGCGATGCGTGAGGCAAAGCGCCAGCACGAGGCCGCGCAGCAGCGCGTCATGGAGGCCGCACGCGCAGCGACGGATATTCCAGCTTTGGGCCTGCTTGCCGTGTGCCGGGCACCCTGTCCAGACTATCGCCGGGATGGCGCAGCCGAGTATTGCCAGCGAGACTTCCTCGCCTCCAATTGCCAATCCATCGCCCGGCAAGCCTGGACGGCCCGCGCATTTGGTCGTCGTGATCCCTGCGAGCGCCAACGCGCGCACTCCCCGCCAACCAAACCGATTCCGCGTCCTGCGCAACCACTTGTAGCGCCAAAGCTGCCTCCGGCGGCCTGGATGCCGAAATCCACGCCGCAGCGGATGGTGTCGCCAGCGAGCCAAGGGCGCATTCAAATCGAGATCACCAACTTCTGCCCAACGCCCAATTGTTCCAACTGTTCGCGGTTCTGTCCGCTCATCGCGAAGCCGTTTTTCATGGACTTGGAGACATTTCAGCGGGCGGTGGATTCGATGGCTGGGTACGGGGGGATGCTTGGCATCATGGGCGGCGAGCCGACACTGCACCCGCGATTCGCGGAGTTGGTACGGTACTACCGTGACCACTGGGAAGGGTTCGTCCCGCAGAACAAGGGCCGGGAGCCGATCCGCCGATTTGCTGAGTACCACGCTGGAAATCTGGCCAGCACTCAGGGCCAACGGTGCGGGCTGTGGACGAGCCTGGGGCCAGGGTACGCGAGACACTTCGAATTGATCCAGGACACGTTCGGCTACCAGTGCGTCAATACGCACAACAATCAAGCGAGGCACCAAGTCTTGCTCGTAACGCGACGCGAGCTGGGTATTGCCGACGCGGCGTGGGAGAGACTCCGCGATGCTTGTTGGCTTCAGCGACTCTGGTCGTCGAGTATCACGCCCAAGGGGTGTTATCCCTGCGAAATCATGGCGGCCCTGGATATGCTCTACGACCCGATCACGGACGACGAGCGGGCGCGGCTGGGGATTCCGCCGTCGGGCGGCTGGCCGATCGAGCCTGGCTGGTGGCGTCGCCAGCCGTCGGAGTTCGGGCGGATGCTAGATTGGTGCGAGTTGTGTGGGGCGGCCCTGGCGACGCCTGCGCGCCTGGCAACCGAAGGCGTGCAAGACATTTCCCCGTGGCACATGGAGCGGCTTTCGCGGATGGAGGCCCCAGCGATCGCGGCGGCGCGGCATCGGGTGTTCGACGCGACGGCTGCCCGAACTGCGGATCCGGCGCCTGTTCACTCGAATTGGTACATGCCCGACTCCGACGAACCGCGTCGGGCGGATGGCCGCGATGACGCCTTGCGTCCCAAGCGGATCGAAGGGCTCGTTGTGAGCGTCGACTGCGGCGATCAATTGGCCAGGACGCTACCGAACAACGTCGGACTGTTCGACCGGCTTGTCGTGGTGACCGCCGAACGCGACGCGCGCAGCCAACAGGTCGCGCGGGAAAACGGCGCGGAGGTGGTGATTGCCGATCCGCACCACGGCGACTCCGCGTTCAACAAGGGGCATTGCCTGAACGCTGGACTGGCGGCCTTGGACCCGACCGACTGGGTCTTGCTCCATGACGCCGATTGCTTCTTGCCGGCGGCCTTGCGAGAGCTGCGAGAGCTGGTCCTAAACCCAGGGTGCCTCTACTTCACGAAACGGCACCACCTGCCGTCTTACGTCTTGACGCCGGATTGGGCGCTGGTAACCCAGTACGAACTGCTCGATCCGCACGGCAATCACAACCCGTGGGGGTACTTCCAATTGTTCAACGTCCGCGCGGCTGCGATCGCGAAGCCGTTTCGGTTTCCCGAGTGTTTTTGTAGCGCGGGCACCATCGACCACTGGACTCAAGCCCAATGGCCGCGCGACAAGCGTGTGAGCCTGGCGGATTGGGCTGGCGATCACCGATTCGACGTCCTGCATTTATGGCATGGCGAACTGGCAAGCCGCTGGAATGGCTACGGGGATGTAAGCGACAAGTGGACTTTCGCCGGTCAGTCGAATCTCGGTCGGACCGAAGAGCAATGGACGCCGTACTGGCCCGTGCCGTGCCGTGCCCGTCGAATCAATGCCGTCACGTGCGAGATCGAGGATGGCCGATGGGACGGACGGCGGGTTGTGCCGCCTTGGTCCGCGCCGAATCCAACCGCGGTGTACGAGTACAGCGTGAGACGTCTATGACACAGATTGCAATCCCCGTGTATCGGCATGGTCGTGGCGAGGATCGAGATTGGGACGCGGTCTCGATGTACGACTATCCATACGCCAAGACGTACGATTTCCCGGGCGCGTGGATCGACGCCGACCACGAGCGACTGGCCAATGCCCCTTACATCCGAGGGCATTTGCAATGGGACGTCGAAGGCTGGCTGACCAAAGGCGACGCGCTGAAGCTCTACGAACTGGCGTACTTTGCAGGCGGGCCGATCTTGGAGATCGGCGCAGGCTGGGGCCTGTCCACGACGATCCTCGCCACTGCCGCGATCCGCTCCGGCAACGCCCACGGCGTAGAGACGATCGAGTCCGCCCCGGAGAGGGCCGACTACGTGACCAGACGAATGACGGGATGGAATCTTCCGGTGCATGTGCGGCGCGGACGATCGGACGAGGTGTTGCCCACGATCCCACGGCGATCGGCGCGACTGATATTCGTCGATGGTGGGCACGCCTACGCGGACTGTGCGGCTGATTGCCGCCAGGTGCTCGAGATCCTCGCCCCGGGCGGATTCGCGCTGTTCCACGATTTTACCGTGCCGGAGAACGCCGACCCCGCAAACGCGCATTTTGGGGTCTGGCGGGCCGTCGCCAACACGATTGTCGGCCGGCTAGAGTTCTGGGGATGTTTTGGTATCTCCGGGCTGTTTCGACGCGGAATCTCCACCTGTGATCATGCTAGATCAGCGTCCTCCCCAAACGAATGCGTCGATTTCGTCTTGGGTCCAGCCGATTTCTTCTAGAATCGTCGCGGCGGTGCGGCGGTCGTGCTGATTGGCCTTGCCTTTGTTCGCCTCGACGAGGCTCCGCGCGAGTTCTTCAAGTTCGTCGCTTGTGCCTTCGTAGCACACAAAGTCGTCGCACTCGCGCGGGTCCCTGTCTTCGCAGTAGTAGCGCTCAAGTTCTCGCTCGGGAACGCGCTTGCCCGCAAGCGTGGTGTGTTGAGCGTAAACGAAAACTTCCAAGGTTTGGGTTTGCGTTGCCATTTCTTCGTCTCCTTGTGACTTGTGTGAAACTTTTCCCAACCGACGCCTAATTATTGCCTAGCTCGTCAAAAAAAGCAAGAGGGTCGCAAGATTTTTTTGAAAATTCGCCGGACACGCTTAGTTTTCGCCAAAAACGCCTACCTTGCCCTGCCATTGGTGGTAGGATAGTGTCCGAATTCGGAACAAATTGTTCGCGAATGGTGTCTTGAAAACCAAGGTGTCCAGCTACCCTGCTTGCGAGACACGAGTTGGCCGGCCTCGACGCTTGCGACCTGCGGCGGCTCGTTCAGATGCGATGTACTTCTCCAAGTCTTGCTCTGAAATATGCCACTGGGCGGCTCCTGGCGGCTCAGGCGGCCACCGCGTCGCGCGAAGGCGACCGGTTCTGCAAAGGTAGGCGACGTCGTGTGGCGTGACTCCAAGCCGCTTTGCGGCTTGTGCTGTACTAAGTATCACTGCTTTACCTCCTGTTTATCGCCGAGTACAGCAATTATATTAGACTGAAATGAATTGGATAGAGCATCGGTCTACGGAACCGAAGGTTACAGGTTCGAGTCCTGTGGGGTGCGCTGGAGAGGGGCTTGCTTGACAGAGGCTTGCCGCGAAGGCAATCGGCGCGATGTAACCGCTCCTCCCACTGCCCAACGAGTGCAGCGATTGCGCAGTTCCAAATCCTTGCTTGTTATTATGATGCGCGTCAAGCCCTCCACGTAAGGGCACGTTATACCGGCCACTTCCGAAAAAAGACGTTTCGTCATCTAGCCTTCAGCAGCCCATTGCTGAAGGAGAGCGAGTTATACCATCCCCGGCGGGCCAAATACGCCTGGCAGGATTCGAACCTGCGACCTACGGTTTAGGAAACCGTTGCTCTATCCCCTGAGCTACAGGCGCTAACGTGCTTTTTTATAAAGGATTTACAGCGTCTCGCGCGGTTCGATTCCGCAATCGATTGCAGCTAAAAGCATCTATTAGGTGGACAGCAACCTACCCGATCGTGGTGGGACGCGTCCCGACGCCCCCTAATCGCAAACTTATAAGATAGCAGTGAGTGTGAGTCTACACTCAATTTGTTTGCGGGCAATCCCTGTATCGGATATCTGGCGTTTTGGTGGCTTGCGACGCGCAAAATTGTCAAACTAGGCAAGTTTTGGAAGCGGGTCTGCCGCGCTGGGCCACGTCCAATTCGTATCCCTGTAGGGATGCGTTTCGTCGCCTCCACGTTTGCGGACTGGCAGCGACGCGGTCGTCTGCGTCGCGGCGGCCGAGCAAGTCGGGATTTTCCAGGCGGTTCGGGATTCGCTGTCTCGGGCTGCTGAGGATGTCGCCAAGCCCAAATTGCGAGACGCCAACCATGCCGTTATAGTGGCAAGCGGAGAGCGTCTTTTGGGAAAGGGGGGTGGACATGCCAAGGAATCAGCTCGGTGGACTCGCCCTGCTGGCGGTAGCGGCCTGGGCCGTGGGCGCGGCTGCATCTTCCGGTGGAGAATCAGAGATACGCAATGACTGGTACTTTCGCGAGTCGCTCCGCGCGATCCGCGACTGGGAGGCCGTTCTGGCGAAGTGGGAAAGCGAGAAGTCTCCCTTTGCCGCCTCGCCCGCCTTTCCCATCCCTGACAGCGGTGAGCCGCTCCAGTGGCCTAATCCATTTCCGCTCCGGCTTCTGCCGGTCGAAGACCGGGGACAAAGGGTTCGCACGCGGCTAGAGGCCGGGCACCTGGCGGTTGAGCGGTTCGGTGACGGACAGACGCCGAAACGAGAAAGCGCGGCCCCAGGCTCCACGATCCTTGGCTATAAACATCCCGGCGGCGGCGGTAAGGACCAGTGGTATCATGCCTATCACCGCCGCTTCGACCGCTTGACCCAGTTCACCGCCAGGCTGGCGCCGCTGGCAATCCAGCTCGACGCCCCGCTCGATCTCGGCCGCGGTCAGCATGAAGTGGCATTGAGCTTACGTAACGGCGGCAACCAACCGCTTGAGATTACCGCAAGCGCCCAATGGCACGCGCCCAGCGAGGTCCGCGAGTGCGGACGGCACGCCGTCACCCTTGCCGCGGGTGGAGGGCATGTCGCGCGATTCGCGATTCACTTGGATCGCGAAGGCGGCGGGATACTCGCCTTACGGCTGGAATGGGAAGGCGAATCCTTTTGGTTCCCGCTCTTGACCTACGTCGAGGACGTCTCGTCGGTGCTGGAGAGCGTCGCGGAGATTCTCGAAGACGCGCCGGATGGAGCCGCCGCGGCGGAACTCGCCTCGCTGCGTCAAAAGGCCATCGCGATTGCTGAACCGGCGGCGGAATCGAGGACCGAAGACGCCGCGTGGCGATCGCTGTTCGAGCAGGCGAGCCGTCTCCGCGACCGATTGCTCCTGGGCCGGTTGAAGTTCGACACGCTGATTTTTGTCAAGCGCAAGCCCTATTTCTCCGAGCAACCGTTCATGGACGCCCACCACTTGTACAATCGGCCGGGCGGGGGCATCTATCGGCTTTCGCCGGTCCGGCCCGACGGTCGCGTGACGCCGCTGGTCGATTCGCTTGGCGAAGGGGTCTATCGCGACGTTTGCCTCCACTGGGACGCGCGGCGCTTGCTGTTTTCATTCGGCAACGGCTCGGACCACTGGGACGGCAAGCAGAGCTATCACATTTACGAGGTCGCTGTCGACGGCTCGGGGCTTCGCCAACTCACGTTCGGGCCGAAAAACGACTGCGAGCCGTTCTACCTGCCCAACGGCCAGATCGCCTTCACTTCGGACCGCTCGGAACACTTCGTGATGTGCGGCGGCGACCGGCACGCGCCCACCCTGTTCGTCATGGAGGCCGACGGCTCGGACGTGCGCCAACTGAGCTTCAACGTCTTCAACGACTTCACTCCCGCGGTCCTGCCCGACGGCCGGATTCTCTACAGCCGCTGGGAATACAACGAGCGGTCGGTCACCTCGCTGCACAATCCGTTCACCATGAACCCGGACGGCACGATGGTCCAGCCGTACTACGGCAACGCCACGATCCGGCCCAACGTCGTCATGTTCCCCCGGCCGGTGCCCGAGAGCCCCAAGATCATGGCCCTGTTCACCGCGCACCACGGCCAGACGCACGGCGCGGTCGGGCTGATCGACGCGCGACGGGGGATCGACGGCGACGGCCCCCTGACCGTGCTCACGCCCCGCGTGCCAATCACCGGCGAAAAGGCCGAGGACAGCGCCTACGGCTGGTTCAGCGATCCCGTGCCGCTTTCCGAGAGCACGTGGCTCTGCTCCCACACGCCCACGCTCTTGCCCTGGCTGGAGCGGAGCTGGGCCTTGTACGTGGCCGACCGCCACGGGAATTTGGCGTTGGTGTATCGCGATCCGGCAATTTCGTGCGCCGAGCCCGTGCCGCTGGTCGCGCGACCGAGGCCCCACGTGTTGCCCAAGGCCCCCGCGGACACCGACTCGACCACGGCCAAGGCGACGCTGCTTTTGGCCGACGTGTATCGCGGCTTGACCGGCGTGCCCCGGGGCGAGGCCAAGTATCTCCGCATTCTCGAAGACGTGCCGCGCAAGGGCGTGAAGACCGGCGGCGTGATTTGCACCTCCGGGACGCTGATCTTCACGATCAAGCGGGTTTTCGGCACCGTGCCGATCGAGAGCGACGGTTCGGCCCATTTTACCGTGCCGGCCAACCGCAACGTGTATTTCGAGGTCCTCGATGAGAAGTTCCAGGAAATCCAACGGATGCGGAGCGTGGTCTGTTTGAAACCGGGCGAGACGCGGGGCTGTATTGGCTGCCACGAGTCGCGCAATCAGGCCCCGCCGCCCGTCCGGTTCCTTGCCGCGCATCGGCCGCCGAGTCGGCCCGAACCGCCGCCCTGGGGCACCAAGACCGTGAGTTTTCTCCGCGACATACAGCCTGTCTTGAACGCCAAGTGCATCGGCTGCCACGCCTACGAGCGAGAGAAGAACAAGGTGATTCTCACCGATGATCTGACGAATCAGTTCACGGTCGGTTATCAGGAACTGCTTCCGTATCTGACCGTGGCCATCTCGAATCGCTGGGACCATCCCGACGACGTCCTCCCAAGACCGCCGTACACCTACGGCTCGAAGGTCTCGCCGCTGGTGAAGATCCTGGCCGCGGGGCACCATGGCGTGAAGCTCACGCCAGAGGATTGGCAGCGGCTTCTGACGTGGATCGATTGCAACGGGGTGTATTACGACCGCTACGAAAACGACCACTATCCGAACCGGCAGATTTTCGCCGGTTCGGTTCAGGAGGCCGCCCAGCGGATCGTGGCCCGGCGGTGCGGCAATTGCCACGGCAGCGACGACGGCCGGGGCGATACCTGGTGGCTGTCGCTGAACCGGCACGACGTGCGTCAGAGCCGGGCACTGGCCGCCCCCCTGGCCGCCGCGGCCGGCGGTTGGCAGCGGTGCGATGCGATCGTCTTTGCCGACGCCAAAGATCCGGACTATCAGGCCCTGCTAGCGATTCTTTCCTCGGTCCGCGACCGACTGGCCAAGTACCCGCGCGAGGATCTGCTGTCGCTCCAAGGCACCGAGGTCGAGCGGCAGCCGGTAGTCTTGCCATCGCCTCCGCCACCCACGCCCCCCACGACGGCGGCGATCGATCGGGATTGGGTCTATCTGAGCGATCTCGAGTGGCAATCCGCCCGGTCGGGTTGGACCCGCAATGGCGACGGCCTTCCCCGCCGCGACCGCGACATCGAAGACAACGCCATGCGGATCGGCAACAAGCGATACCCCAAAGGGATCGGCACGCACGCCCCGTCGGAGATTGTTTACCTCCTGGACGGCCAGTACCTGCGATTCCAGGCCGTCGTCGGCCCGCCGGAACGAGATGGCACCGTTGTTTTCCGTGTCTACGGCGACGGAAAAATGCTGTTCGATAGCGGCGTGCTGCGATACCGCCAGAGCACAGCCGTCGATGTTGCGCTGGAGGGCGTGCGCGAGTTGCGCCTCGTGGTCACCGACGC